CCCCAGTAGAGCACCCCTTACAGGGGCTCTACCATCCACCCGATATGAACACCGACGTATCGGGAACGTCCGTCACGCTGGAGATGATCTCTGTCTCTGGTCTCCAAGAAACCGACGATTGCGGTCGTCGAATCGGTCTCTTGGGGCCGCGGAGCAAAGAACTTCCTCAGCGCCCCGTACCCATCCAAAGGGTCCACAGGCTTTGCCTGCTTAAGTATAAGAACCTTATACTGGGCCCTCTGAAGTCTTGGGTCGGACCGCACAACAAACGGTCCCTCCCAAGACCAGAGTCCGGGGAGTGCAGTACCATAGGGGACACGCGGAACGTATGGGAGAACAGACTTTAACTGTTCTTCCACAACGCTCGCTACCAGGAACCACCCAGCGCTATAAGCGTTGTTGTGGAATTGGATTGTCTTATCTATGAGCTGCACCTGACGCGTTGATGTCGGAAAAGGAGCTCTGATCTTAAAGACCGAGACATCCTTCCCGCAGAACCAGTCTGATCCGCAACTTTCGCGAAAAGGACCGGTTGTGAAACTCTTACGAGTATTCACCTTCAGACCGTAAGTCTGAAGCCGAGACATCAACGTCTGTGCGACTGTGGTTGGGACGATCAAATCGTCACCAAACACACGCATCCGAGGTAAATCTCGAATGCGCAGCTGCTCTGGAACGATGCCACGATGTTCCGCATATGCAATCGATTCTATGATAAAGAATACCATAGATTCGATCGGAAAGCATAATGCGGAACCCATCGAGGCGAACTTCTTGAGACGCACCACCTTCCCCGAACGCAACATTGCGCGTTCAGATCGTGCGGCTAATACCATCCTCCTCAAAAGAGGGGTAGATGATAAAAGCGACTCAACAAGTTCGAGAGACACTCGATCCGATGCCTCAGAGAGGTCAAGAGTGGCAAAAGTGCCATTCAATGATCCTTCCTGGGCGAGAGCCCGATTGGGCTCTTGATCCATCCAGGAGAAGATATCGGCCAAAGGCCGAAATCTATCCTCATGGAGAACATCGGTCATAACATGGAGAATTCCTTGCTGGACATACTGTATCCAGGAGGGTTCCATAGCTATGATTCGAGGGGCTTTCATCGTCTTAGGAACGGTGGTCACCCTAACAGGGGGCTCATCGTCCCTAGCCAGGACAGAGAACTCCTCACCGAAATCAATGATTTCGTGAGGATTAACTGCAAGATCCTCCCACCAAGGGAAGACTTCTTGCAGTCGCTCCGTCCAGGTGCGAATGGAAAAGCGCGAGTTGTAAGACTCGCGAGTTGCCAGAGCACCCGAGGAGTGCCGAGGACGCCAGTCTCCAGACCAGAGGCTGGCTTCCACGACAGATAAGTAGGAACCAAGAAGGTTTCGACTTACCTTCCTGAAAACAGACAAATCTGTCTCAGGTATCTCCTCAAGCTGTACATCCGTCTCGACGTAAGCTCGAAGTGCGGCCCTCTTCCGAGAGGGCTTTACATCGAGCTCGATTTTACTTACGAGAAGTAAAATCTGCCGCACTGA